GAATTTGTTATAGGAATGATCGAAAAAACATTTGTCCACCAGAAGGGTGAGGACATGGAGGGGCGGCCTTTAAGAGGGCACCCTTTTTTGTTGGAACCGTGGCAAAAGTTTTTAATTTATAATCTCATTGGATTCCACCACCGCGGCACGAAATTAAGAAAGTATAAAGAAGCCTTTATAATGATCCCGCGAAAGCAAGGGAAAACCCCATTAATGGCGGCTTTGTCGTGGGGCTTGGGATTGCTGGAAAGGCGGTCCGGTGCTGAAATAGTTGTTGTAGGAGCACTACTAAAACAGGCCTTACAGAGCTTTAACTTTTTACTTTATAACATCGATCAAATGGGGGAAAAGAAGAATTTTAGGGTCCTTGATAATAACCAGGAACACAGTATCAGCGGTGACCTTGGGGACGGATATATGCGGATAGAGACTATAGCCGGCAACTCCGATAGGATGGACTCCCTGAATACCCTAATACAGATCCTAGACGAACTGCACCTATACAAAAACGCCAGTCAGTATGATACAATCAAAGACTCCGGGAAGGCCTACAGGAACTCTTTGTGTATTGGAATCACAACTGCCGGGGACAACATGAACTCTTTTTGCTATAACCGGATGAAATACTGCCAGAAGATCCTGAACGGGACTGTTAAAGATGATCAGCTTTTTGCGTTTATCACAAAAGCCGATGAAGACGAAGAAGGAAACGTTGATTATATGGACCCGGTTGAGCATGAAAAGGCTAATCCTAATATTAATGTATCGGTATCCGGCAGGGAGCTGATGGGCGATGCATACCAGGCGCAAAACGATCCGCAGCGTAGGAAGTCTTTTTTAGCAAAGTCCCTTAACGTATATACAAGCGCCATGAAGGCTTATTTTAATATCGAAGAATTTAGAAACAGCGACCAACGGTACAAATGGAGCATTGAAGAGCTTGCGAAATTACCAATAGAATGGTACGGCGGGGCTGACTTGTCAAAACGGTTTGACCTTACAGCCAGCGCCTTGTATGGTACGTATGGAGACATAGATATAACAATAACCCATGCTTTTTTCCCGGTCGTGGCCGCCCATGAAAAAGCGGATGAAGATAATATCCCCTTATTTGGGTGGGCAGACGACGGATTGTTGACCTTGTGTAACTCCCCTGTTGTGGAGTATGAGGACGTAGTAGCGTGGTTTAAACAAATGCAGGATGCCGGACTTAATATAAAACAAGTAGGTTTTGACCGTAAGTTCGGAAGGGAATTCTTTTTGTCGATGAAAAAAGCCGGGTTTAGAATTGAGGATACCCCACAGCTTTACTACTTTAAAAGCGAAGGATTTAGAAGGATCGAATCAAAGGCGATAGAAGGGAAATTTTATTATCTACACTCGGAAGCCTATGAATATTGCGTACAAAACGTAAGGGCAATGGAACAGACAGACGATGCGATAAAATACGAAAAAGTCGAGCCGACGCAAAGAATAGATATTTTTGATGCGTCAGTTTTTGGTTGTATGCAGATGCTTAAAAATCTATCAAAATCCGGTAATGCGAAGAAATGGCTGAAAGGTGGTGAATAAATGGGACTAATAAAAAACTTAAGAAGCCGTATGAGGACAAGAGCCGAGCCTAAAGACGTAATAGCGTGGTATACGGATAATCTTGAAAGTGAAGATTTTGCAGGCTATACGAAACTAAGCGATAACCCGGAAGTTAAAATAGCCACCAACAAGATCTCTGACTTGGTATCCTCAATGACCATCCACCTAATGCAAAACACGGATGATGGCGATATCAGAGTGGTAAATGGGTTGTCTAAAAAGGTTGACGTAAATCCATATAGCCTAATGACCCGCAAAGCATGGATGTACAACATAGTTAATACGATGCTGATCCGTGGCAACAGCTTTGTTTACCCGACAACGAGTGACGGATATTTGGGCGATATGATACCGTTGCCTCCAGCCGTTACTAATATAGAGCCTACAGACAAAGGATACAAAATTAATTGCGACGGTAAAATCTACAGCCCGGATGAAGTGCTGCATTTTATGATCAATCCGGATTCAGATGCTCCCTACATCGGTACGGGGTATAAAGTAGCTTTGCGAGACATTGTAAATAATCTAAAACAAGCGTCCATAACTAAAAAAGGCTTTATGTCGAGCAAGTGGAAGCCGCCTTTGATCATAAGTGTGGATGCAATGACGGAAGAACTGTCAAGCCCGGAAGGCCGTGAAAAAATCTTAAAAAAGTACGTAAGTGAGACAAAGAACGGCGAACCGTGGGTAATACCTGCTGACTTAGTAAAGGTGGATCAGGTAAAGCCTTTGAGCCTTAGAGATTTAGCGTTAAACGACGCAGTAGAATTGGATAAACGTACGGTAGCAGGCATCTTTGGAGTGCCTGCTTTTTTACTGGGCGTGGGTAAATACGATAAAGACGAGTATAACAACTTTATTAACTCCACAATATTGCCAATCGCAAAAGGAATCGAACAGGAACTTACTCGCAAACTTTTATACAGCCCGGATCTCTATTTTAAGTTTAATCCGAGATCCTTATACTCCTACGATATAAGCGAGCTTGCAGGAGTCGGAAGTGATATGTTTGTGCGCGGTATTATGACGGGCAACGAAGTAAGAGACTGGTTAGGCATGTCGCCGAAAGAAGGCTTATCAGAATTAACCATACTGGAAAACTACATCCCGCTTGATAAAATTGGCGACCAGCAGAAGCTGAAAGGTGGTGATAAAGACGGAGACTAGAGGATATACAAAAACGGATTTTAAAGTCAGGTCCGAAAACGATGAAAAGTATTTGGAGGGCTATTTTATCCGGTACAACGAAGAAACGGAGCTTTGGCCAGGGGCGTATGAATCCGTAGCACCCGAGTCTGTACGAAACAGCCTTAAAAGTAACGACATCCGGTGCCTGTTTAATCATAACACTGGGTCAGTATTAGGGAGGACCGGAAATGGAACCTTGGAACTGAAGCCAGACGATAAGGGATTATACGGAAAAGTAAAGATAAACCCTAATGACAGGGAAGCTATGGATGTGGTTGCCAGAGTGGAACGGGGAGACATAAACGCTTGCAGCTTTGGCTTTAACGTAATTGATGAAGACATCGAAAACAGGGACGACGGAACGATGAAATCCACATTAAAAGACATCGACTTACACGAAGTAAGCGTAGTAACATTCCCGGCCTATCCGACAACCTCAATACAGGCCAGAAAAAAGGATTTTGAAGATCATCTAGAGCAAAAAATAAACTTGCGGAAGCAAAGATTAAAGGAGCGATTATATGGTAAAGCAGCTGATGATAGCAAAAAAGCTTGAGCAGGCGCGGGAAGCCCTGAAAGGCTTTGAGGAGGAAGAAAAAGGTTTTAAAAAGCGTGAAGAGGATCTAGGAAAAGCCATTGATGAAGCTAAAACAGATGAAGAAATGGATACGGTGGAAAAGGAAATGGATAAGCTTGGCGCTGACAAGGACGCATTGAAGGAAAAGAAAGAAAAGTTGGAGGACGAAATTAAGAAGTTGGAAGGGGAACTGGACGATCTGAACGCCAAAGAACCTAAACAGAAAAGGGGTAAGGAAATGGGAGAAAAAGCAGAAGTAAGAGATAGCATTAACCGGTATATCCGGAGCAAAGGCCAGTACCGGGAAGGGTTTAAGGTTGTAGATGGCGGGGCACTGGTACCGCAAGAATTTTTAAGACCCGCCGAAGCACTCAAGGACGAAATTAACCTGCAAAAGTATGTCAGGACCGTATCAGTTAATCGCGGATCCGGGTCCTTCCCTGTCATCAAAAAGTCCGATGGGAAAATGGTAACCGTCGCTGAACTGGAACAGAATCCTGAATTGGCAAAGCCCGCAATTACGGATGTCGATTTTAAGATTGATACTTATCGTGGATACATCCCGGTATCTCAGGAAGTTATCGATGATGCCGATTACAACATTGTCGGTATGATCGCCGACGATATCCGCGGGCAGGACCTTAATACTAAAAACGCACAGATTGCAGCTGCTCTTAAGACTGCAACTGCTGCAACCGCAGCCGGATTTGACGGATTAAAAGATCTGGTTAATGTGCAGATCCCCAGAGTATATAATGTAAAGGCGATCCTGAGCGCATCCATGTATAACGCACTGGATAAGCTTAAGGACAATAACGGCAGGTACTTGCTGCAGGACAGCATCACCGCACCGTCTGGCAAAAAGCTGTTTGGATTGATCGATATCGTAGAGGTCCTGGACGATACGGTAATTGGCGCAAAGGCCGGAGATACCGTCGGATTTATCGGCGATCCGTACCAGTTTGTAGCACTTTTTGACCGCAAGCAGGTATCCGTAAAGTGGGTAGACAATAACATTTATGGACAACTTTTAGCTGCATTTTCCAGATTTGATGTAGAAAAAGTTGACGCAGCAGCAGGATTTTATGTCACCTATACTCCCGATGCTGGCGCCGAAGGCTAAAAATGGATACGCTTGAGCTGTTAAAGGCAAGGCTGGGTATCTCTGCATCTACCAGGGATACCTACCTTAATGCACTTATAGAGTCGGTAAAAAAAGAGTTGACGGAAGAAAAAGGCATCGAACTGGACGGAGAAAACATGGCGCACGAAATGTTTGTGGTGGACTATGCAACATGGAGGTACCAGAGCCGTGACAGTACGGAGGATATGCCGCAACATATAAAATGGCGGCTTAAAAATCTGTTTTTACATGATGGTGGTAAAGATGTATAACCATGATTTGACATTGATTGATTATGAGCACGGATTTGACGAGATAGGCAACCAGACTAAAAAACCGTCGGAAACCGTTATCCAGTGCAATGTAAAGTCTGTGGGGTATGACGAGTTTTACGATGCGTCCATGTCCGAGCTGCGCCCGGAAATAAAGTTTATTATCCATGACTTTGAGTATGGGAATCAGAAAGATGTGATGTTTGAGGGACAGAAGTATCATGTTATGCGGACATACCGAGGATCCAGAACACTGGCGTTTGACGAAATCGAATTAACCTGCGAGAGGGCGGTTAACGATGGGAGTTAGATATATCAAGCCTGACGAGCTCGGATCTGAAATTGCGAGCATGATAGCTGAATATACGTCCGATGTGTCAGAGGCTATCGACAAAGAGGTCGAAAAAACCGCAAGGAAAGTCCGTAACGAAGTTAAAGCAAGTGCCGCATGGCAGGACAGGACCGGGAAATATCGCAAAGGATGGGCTACTAAAAAAGCCAACGAAAGCGGTAAATCCGTGAGATATGTCTATAACAAATCCCGCCCGTGGCTGGTCCACTTGCTGGAAAAGGGGCATGCAATGCCGAAGGGAAAGGGAAGAGTAGCTGCAAGGCCGCACTTGGGGCCGGCAACGGAAAAGTATCTGCCGGAAATGGAAAGAAGAATCGAAGAAATTTTAAAGAACGGGGGTTGACGGAATGAAGCAAAAAGAATTTTACAGCCACCTGAAAGAAACTGGGCTGCCGGTGGCTTATGGAATGTTTTTAGACGTCCCGCCACTCCCGTATATCGTATATAGCTTTACAAACTCCGATGATGTCATGTCGGATAATCAAAATTACGAGACTATAAGTAATTATCAAGTAGAGCTATCTACATCAAAAAAAGATTTAGCGAGTGAAGAAGCAATCGAATCGAAACTAAAAGAAATCAGGACGCCTTATATGAAATCAGAGGTGCAAACCGAATCCGGAAAGATATATAAGGTAACCTACGAAGTGCAAATAGAGGGGGAGAAGAATGGGAAAGAATAAAGTCCTGTTTGGGCTTGAAAAAGTCTATGTGGCCTTTAAGGAAGATGATGGCTACGCGAAGCCAGTCCATATCCCGGGAGCCGTAAACATGGCGTTAAATGCAGAGGGCGAAACAAATACCTTTTACGCAGATAACATCGCATATTTTGCGATTACATCCAATAACGGGTATACCGGCGATCTGGAGATGGCGTTGATCCCGGATGATGTATTGGCTGAGATGATGGGCTGGGAAATTGACGAAAATGGAATGCTGGTTGAAATTGCCGACGGAAAGCAAAAGGAATTTGCGCTGCTTTTTGAGGTGAGCGGAAACGAAAATAACAAAAGATATGTTTATTACAATTGCACATCCGGAAAGCCAAATGACGAACATGAAACAAAGGGTGAAAGCACAGAACCCACTACATCTACTCTTACGCTGACCGTAACACCTACAGAAATTGACGGGAAAAAAGTTGTAAGAGGGAACCTGGAGCTGAGCGATACCAACGAAGCGGCTTTTAACGCTTTTTACGATGAGGTGTTAATGCCAAAGTTTGGGACTGGCGGAGGAGCTGAGGGGTAATAGGCTCTATGGTGAGCGTCTACGGAAAAGAGCAGAGTTGTTAAAAAATCAAAGCGTTAAAAAAGGGAGTTGGTAGCTAGTGATATTTACGGCGATCGCAACCGAGGATGTACAGCCAAACCGGCTTTTGAGCCTGGGAGCTGAGCAAAAAGTATCTATAACGGCAGCGGGAGGAACCCCGGATTTTAGGTCAACCGGGGCGATAAAAGAGGGATCTGAAGTACGTATTGCTATAAAAAACAATCCCGTGTGGCAAGTAGAAGCAGGCGGGGACATAGCAGCCGGAGACTATGTGGAAGTTGGAGCCGGGGGGACGGTTGTAAAATCAGCCGGCGAAGGAATTGGATATGTAGCAGAATCTGTAAGCAAAGGCGGCGTAGCAAGGCTGGTCCGCAAGTTTAGCGGCCCCAAGGGAGATAAGGGCGAAAAAGGAGACACCGGCGCAAAAGGTGCAGACGGAGCAACGGGAGCAACCGGCCCGGCGGGTAAGGACGGTGCGCCCACACAGGAAGAATGGGACGCGTTAGAAGCAAGAGTAGCAGCATTGGAGGTATAGCATGCGAGATATAAAAATAGGGGACAAGGAAATCAGAGTGGCGGCTAACCCCGTCACTCCCTTCTTTTACAAAAAAGAATTTGGCGCGGATATGATAGGAGACTTTTTCAAAGCGTCTTCGTTTGGCTCGGATATTACAAAGTTTGACGGGCTGATCTGGATGCAGGTAGCTTGGGCAATGGCAAAGTCAGTAAATATATCTGCTTCGTTTCCAGATTTTAAAAAATGGCTATCGGAATTTGAATATTTGGATTTTAATGACGCTGAATTGTACACCGGACTGCAGGAGGAAGTCCAACAAGGGCTTTTTTGTGACGGAAAAAAGCAATCAGAAGACAACGAGTAAACTGGAAGAAAATTATGAGCTTAGAACCCTGGTGATGGCGAAGCGCATGGGAATTAGCTTTGAAGAATTGAGTCTCTTAACAATGCAGGATTTTTTAGATTTTGTAGATGCATGGATTGGAAAAGAAGAAAACGTGAGAAGCGCAACGCAAGCGGATATTGACAGATTTATGGGCTAAGGGGGTGAAGCATGGATAGAGCATTAAAAGGCTTGATGGTAGAAATTGGTGCAGATACGTCGGGCCTGGCAAAAGCGTTAGGCGAAGTAACCGATAAATCAAAAAATATCCAAACCGAGCTTACAAAAGTAAATAAGCTATTAAAGTTTAGCCCCAAAGATACTACCTTACTAGCGCAAAAGCAGAAACTACTTGGTGACCAGGTAAAAGCCACAAGAGACCGCTTACAGGAACTAAAATCCGCTGAAAAAGATGTGCAAAAAGCGGTAAAAGAAGGCAAAGTTAGTGAAGAACAATACAGGGCTTTTCAGCGCGAGATTGTAGAAACGGAATCTAAATTAAAGCACTACGAAGACGAGCTGGCAAAGGTAAGCAAGGGCCATGTAGCATTTGGTCAGAAGATGCAGGAGACCGGGGAGAAGATGAAAACTATCGGCGGGAACATTGCCGATGTGGGAAAATCCCTTACAATGAAAGTAACTGCACCGCTGGCGGCTGTAGGCGGCGCGGCATTTAAAGCGTCAACGGATTTTGAAACGGCCTTTACCGGGGTCCGGAAAGTGGTAGATGGCACAGAAACAGATTTTGCCAGCTTAGAAACCGGCATCCGAAATATGTCAAAACAAATGCCGCAGTCCGCAACGGAAATAGCAGGTGTAGCAGAAGAAGCCGGTAAACTGGGAATACAAACAGAAAACATCTTAAGTTTTACGGAAACCATGGTTAAGATGGGATCCGCCACAGACCTGTCGGCAGAGGAAGCAGCTAACTCCCTTGCACAGCTGGCAGCGATTACCGGCATGAGTCAACAGGACTTTGACCGCATGGGATCTAGCATAGTGGCCCTGGGTAACAATTTTGCGACAACAGAGCCTAAAATTGTAGATATGAGTTTAAGGTTAGCAGGAGCGTCTACGCAGGTAGGCATGACAGAGGCTGATATGCTGGCATTATCTACGGCGATGAGTGCGGTTGGCATTAACGCGGAGGCCGGCGGGTCCAGCATGTCACGCGTGATGCAAAAAATAAACACAGAAGTACTATCTGGTGGCGAAAATTTACAAGGGTTTGCAACCGTTGCCGGTATGACGGCCGAAGATTTTGCACAGGTATGGCAGGATAAGCCGAGCGCGGCAATACTTGCTTTTGTGCAGGGGCTAGATGGCGTAAAGACAAGCGGCGGAGATGTAACAACCACTCTTAAAGATTTAGGCATTACGTCTACGCAGGAGATAGATACGATGTCTAGACTGTCCGGCGCAAACCAAACCTTAGCAGACGCGCTTGGCGTAAGTGGCACAGCATGGGATGACAATACTGCGTTAACAAAAGAGGCTGAAACGGCAAATGATACGACAGCATCAAAATTATCGGTAGTAAAAAATAATGTCGTTGATCTCGGGATCTCCCTAGGAGACACACTGGCGCCGATGATTACAAAAGTGGCTGACAAAATCAAGGAGTTAACGGAAAAATTTAACAAGCTGTCTCCATCGCAGCAGGAAAACATCGTGAAGATAGGATTATTAGTGGCTGCTATTGGGCCGTTATTATCTATACTTGGCAGCACTATACGTAACATAGGATCTGTGGTGGATGTAGGCGGCAAGTTAGTACGTAACTGGGATAAGATCAAGTCGGTTGGTGGCTTGCTGGCAGGCGGGCTAAAGGCTACTGTTGGATTTATATTTAGCCCTGCGGGCGCGATTGTAGTCGGCATCGCTGCCGTGATTGCTATAGGCGTGGCACTATACAAAAATTGGGATAAAATAAAAGAAGCCGGCGGGAAGCTGGGGACAAAATTAAAAGGTGACTGGAAACAGCTGTCTGAGAGTACAAAAAAGTACTTTAATAAAATAGGTAAATCCATGTCCGGAGCGATCGACACAGCAAAAGAAAAAATATTTTGGGCTATTGAGAAAATCAAAGGATTTTTTAACTTTAAGTGGAGCCTCCCCAAACTAAAGATTCCGCATTTTAATATCACCGGATCTTTTAGCCTAAATCCTCCCAAGGTGCCTAAATTTGGCATAGCATGGCGAGCGCAAGGCGGTATTTTTAAGCGGCCTACAGTCTTGCCTACAATGGCGGGGATGCAAGGCTTTGCCGAGCCGTCCACAGGCGGAGAAGCAATCATGCCGCTCAATAAATTGCCGGCAATGATGGCAGACGCTTTGGACAGGTCCGGCAGCGGAAGCACAATAGTAATCAGACAAATGATAGTAAGGGAAGACGGAGACATAGATAAAATTGCGCAGAAACTTGACAGATTGCAGGCAAGACGAAGGAGGGGCGGGAGATGATTTTTAACGGAGCAAAAATTGATGATTATGTAAAAGTAGAAGAGATTCGGAAGGGCTTCCTCCCTCCTGTTTCTTCCACTTTTAAAGTGATTCCCGGCAGGCCAGGGGGAAAATATATACAAAATCAGCTCGGAAATAAAGTTATAGAAGTAGATATAAGACTAATAGAAGCTGGCAAAGAAGAGTTGCAAAGAAAAGCCAGATCTTTGGCTGAAATGCTGTATACAGAAGAGCCGAAGAAGCTTGATACCGGCGAGCCAGGAAAATATGACATGGCAATACTAGACGGAGAAGTAAATTTTGAAACTTTTTTGAGGACAGGGAAAGCGATCCTGCCTTTTTTATGTGATCCTTTATCATACGGAGATACAAAAAAAATAGCAATAGGCGGGGAACTGATGAACTCCGGAACATATGCAACTACAGGGATCATCAATGTAGCCACAGAAGAGTCGGATTTTTTGGAAGTAACTCTGGAAAATACAAAAGAGAAAATATATATCAAACATAATTTTGCTGATGGCGATGAAGTAGAAATAAATCTGGATGAAGAAACAGTCTACAAAAACGGATTGTCTATATCAAAAGATGTCTACTTGGAATCAGACTTTTTTATGATCCCGAAAGGCGAATTTGAAATTACTTTATCTAGCGGGACCGGAACTGCCGAATTTACGGAGAGGTGGCTATAATGCTTTTATTTGACCGGGAGGAAAACTATCTCCGAAAATTAAAAGATGTAATTGAAGCAAAACATACGGAAGAAATAAACGGTGAAGATACCCTGCAAGTAACTACTCTGGACGCGGTAGAAAAAGGTTATAGAATCCTCTATAAATCCGCTGCGGGGTGGAAGGAATTTGTTGTTAAAGGAATTGACGAGTCTCACACAGCAGAAGGGATCGAGAAGAAACTTGACTGTGAATCATCCTTTTATGAAACCTTGGGAGACTATATAGAGGATCGGCGCCCGCAAGATACAGCTGCTAACATTGCTTTGGGGATCGCGCTGGAGCCCACCCGCTGGGAAGTCGGGATAGTTGATGATCTGGGACTTGGGTCAACAAATTTTTACCGCACATCCTGCAAAGAGTGCATACAAAAAGTTGCTGAAGCATGGAGGGGCGAGCTTAGGACGCGGGTAGAGGTGGTAGGTAACCATATATCCCATAGATACGTAGATTTATTGGCGCAAAGAGGTCAGGATGCGGGTAAAAGATTTACTTACACAAAAGATCTAGAGTCCGTAACAAAAACAGTCCATAGTGACGATGTTATAACCGCTTTATATGGATACGGCAAGGGAGAAGAAATAGAAGGCGAAGGAGGCGAAGCAACCGGCGGTCATGGCAGGAGGATAGATTTTGCCGAATTAAATGGTGGGAAATCCTATGTAGAAAACAACGATGCTCGGATGATCTGGGGCCGGAACTCCCCGACCGGAAAAGCCCATGTGTTTGGCAAGGTGGAATTTGACGATTGCGAAGACAAAGCCGAGCTGCTTAAACTGACAAAAGAGGAACTAGTGAAGCGATCTCAGCCACTGATCACATACGAAGCAAACGTTGTTGATCTGGAAAGTGAGCGGCCAAAAGTTTGGGGCAGGAACCTGATACAGCAAAGCAATCTGTATGGTGTAACCATTATAGATGAAAAATCGTTTACCGCCAAACTTTGGGTCAGTACCGTATTAACAAATGATTGGGTCACGGCTTATCTAAAACCGGATACAAAATATACAATGAGCTATGATGTTACCTTGTTGCATAAGCCTGATTGGGATGTCTACAAGCAGGCCTATGGCTACTTTGGTCTGTATAATCCGAATCAGTACATGATCGAAATGGCGGGATTGAAATTGGAGCAATACGAATCCATGCAAGAAGGCGACATCATACATTTGGAGCATACATTTACTACCCCCGAAAGCCTAGAAGGGTATATGGTAATACTGTATACAGCCCGACACGAAAACGGAGATAAATTCGAGTTAGCAGAAATGAAGTTTACCGGCGTTAAGCTGGAAAAAGGCTCCCATGCCACTCCATGGTCTCCTGCTCCCGAAGATGTACCCGTCACGGCAAGCCTGACAACGGATTTGGGCGATGCCGTTGCGATAGTAGATAAGGAATTTAGCCCGGAATTGAGATTAAAAGCAAGGATCGTAAAGATTGTAAGGGATCTGCTAAGTCCCGCTAACAATGACCTTACCTTAGGCAATTTTATCCCTGATGTCACGGGGTCATGGAAGAAACAGGAAGACTATATTAACAATTTTAGGGATAAAGCCGGGGTTTGGGATCGAAGCGATATTATCAATAATGACGGCACCATCAATGCGGGATATTTAAACAATTTGGTGGACGAATTAAATGACAAGATGAATGCCCAAGGCGGGTACGTATATATCAGCGACGATGGGCAAGGGCTGATCACATACGACAAACCGATAGATCAAGATCCTACGATGGCAATACAGCTTATAGGCGGGGCTTTTAGGATTGCAAATAGTAAAAATCCAGATGGAAGCTGGAATTGGAAAACATTTGGAGATGCGAACGGATTTGTGGCTGATTATTTTATTGGCGGAATGTTAAAAGGTGGCAATGTAGAATTTGATCTGACGAACGGTACCTTGCTAATCGGTAAAAGCGTTGACGACTACGCCTTGCTGTGGGACGGATCTAAGTTATGGCTTAACGGGCAGGGGATAGATAGCTACGCAACAAAAAGTTATGTGTCCGATGCAACGGAGGAAGTAAGGGTAAGTTTGGAGGAGCAGATAGCCTTAAACTCTATCCACAAATCCGACTACCCTCCAGAGGATCCGGAACTTAATCAGCTGTGGATAGACACCTCCCAAGTACCAAGCGCATTAAAAATATGGGATGGTACGGAGTGGCGGGAAGTCAGCGGGGTCGATCTGTCCGATGTATATGCGCAGATAGATACCCATACCTCCCAGATCACACAGCTTAAAGATAGCATAACCTCCGTGGTCGATCGGATAGAAAATATGACCATCGGCGCAAGTAACAGGCTGATGGATAGTCAAAAAGATATACTATTTTATGGCAATGCTGAAGTCACACCGCATACGGAAGAGCTTATCCCGTACTACAAGGCCATAAGACCTGAGGGGCGTATCCTTACTCCATATAGCCGTGGAAAAGAGACATACGAGTCTACCACAGACATTAATTTATACGCAGCATTACCCGACTCCCGTTTTGCCGAGCCGTTGGCGAGCCTGGGGCAAGTAACAGTATCTCTGGATGTACTGGTACCTGACGATACCGTGGTTACATTGGACAACAAAGAATTTGAAGTAAAAGGAAATAGATGGACACGGATTTTTGTAACAAAGTTTTTTGAGGAAAACACGACTAAAAACTTAAGCGTGAGGACTCCGTATAGCCGCAAGCAAAAAAGAGATATAGAGGTAGGCACAAGGCTTATAAATAATCTTAGCACAAGCGCGGGATCTATATGCTATCGCAATCTCCAAGTTGAGCGCGGAAACGTGGCGACGGATTGGAGTCCGACACTGGAAGAATTGGAAGCCGAAGTGCATCGGTATCATACGCGTATAGAGCAACTTGCTGACTCCATATCGCTACTTGCGACAAAGGACGAGCTGGAAGCAGAGCTTAAAGTGATGGCGGGTCAGATAACAAGCAAGGTATCCCAGTATGATTTTGACGTGGCTAATCAGCATATGTCCCAAGAGGTATCTAACCGAGTACCGTACGATGAGTATAACCAAAAAACCGGTAAGCTGGGCGATGATATAGCAGATAGAGTCCCATATGACGAGTACGACGCTACGACACAAAGGCTTGACAACGACATAGCTGGCAAAGTATCCCCGGCCCAGATGTCTACGCAGATTACGCAAAATGCACAGGCGGTTGTAACGGCTGTAAACAGCACTGATGGCATCGGTAGGGTAAAAACGACAAAAGTAACGATAGATAACGCAGGATTGACGGTAGACAACGGGGCCGTTACGGTACGGGATGCAAACAGCAAAGCGATCATGACGTCGCAAGGGCTGAAGATGAAATATATTTTTGTTAGTCAAGGAAAATTTGATGGCTGGGCTATAAGTGGGATAGCCGCGGATGAATTAAATGACGAGTATGCGACAACACAAGTAATGCTATATGTATACTTACCGCAAGATTTAACGATAACGTCCGCAACATTGCATACAAAGTCTATGCCTTTTTATCTAACTAATCAATCCGGGATTAACGGCGCACCAAATGGGTATTATCATCCGCAGCGCCTAAGGATATATAGGGTACTGGACAACCTAGACATGAGTATATGGGTAGACGGGTATGAGATGATAGACACTCCATATGTCGGAGAAAATAAAGAGAACTTAGCCCCCCAGGTATGGGGTGGAGAATGGACCCCGACCGGAAACAAGATACAAATAAAAGATGGAAATATGACGCAGATTTTGAGACCCGGGCAGCGTGATGTGTATATGGTTACAAGTCATATATCTCCGACGAGGGAAAACACAAGGTATCAAGGGTTAATGCAGATGGAATTGGAAGTAGAAGGATTTTTAAGGGGATGATTTTATGTCAGATTTATACGAGGGTATGGCAGCAAGCCCAGTAACGTATCTGTCCAGCGGCATGACAGCAAGCCAAAACTCTTTTACCGTCTCTGATGGATCGGCTTTGCCGGACGCACCAAACATATGTACTATAGGATATGGGAGAGACCAGGAAACGGTAAAATATGGTACAAAAGACGGTGGGAGCCTGGGGGATGTGGAAAGAGGTGTAGAGGGTACAGCCAAAGCATGGCAGGCAGGCCAGGAGGTAGCGCGGTATTTTACCGCGTACGACCATCTTGCAATTTTAGAGCAGGTACAGCCGCTGGCGACTCCGCCGGGGTGGATAGATGCAACGCTGCAAAATGGATGGACAGGATTTGTCCGGTACCGTAAAAACGCAGTCGGGCAGATCGAGCTGATGGGCAGACTGATAGCAGGATCTGGCGGGATCAAGTCCGTCGTTACCGTGCTGCCGTACTATCCGCAGGTCACAACGGCAATACCTTGCGTAATCCTGCAGACAGGCAACACGTACGATGGCCTGCAGCTGAGATCTAATGGAGAGATACGTAACTACCGAGATAACATGGTAGCAACAGATGAGCATGGCTTTACGGCAGTAATGCCAGTGTAAGGAGGTACAGCATGGCAAATCTATATAAGGGTATGGCAGGCAGTCCTATAGCCAGCCTGTCAGCAGCAATTACAAGCACTCAGACGAGCATTACAGTAGACAACGGTGCAGTGCTCCCGGACGCTCCTAATATTTGCACGATAGCAGGAGATAACGCGCAGATAGAGACAGTCTTATACACAGCTAAGTCCGGGGATGTATTGTCCAGCGTGACAAGGGGGGTAGAGGGCACAGCTAAGGCATGGGATAAAGGTGCTAAGGTACACGGTACTTTACCGCGTACGACCAAGACGCCTTGATAAGCGGAGCAATCGTGGAGTCCGGGAGTAACGCCAACGGCAACTACATCAAATGGGGCGATGGTACGCAAATATGCTTTTTAGCAAATGCCAATTTTGGATCCCGAATTAATACTGGGAGTGGGACGTATGCAGACCCGTATAGGAGCAATACATTTACCTGGACTTATCCCGCCAGCTTTAAAAGTTTACCGGCAGTTGGAGCAATTGCAATAACTTCACTTTCAAATATTCCGACGGCTGTCATTGGAAGAAATATAAACATTTCGAATGCTCTGTTGCAAGAAATCGCAATGTCTAGCATCGGAACCGATGAAGCCGTCCCGGCGACTGTAACCGCCATCGGGAGGTGGAAGTAATGCATATAACTTACGCCCCACAAAGATCTGATATCAAAGCCGAGTATACCGTGGCTGGAGATGTTTTAACCGTCAAAGTCGGTAGTAAAACAGAGACTTTTGACTTTAACACTTATCCTGACGGAGTAGCGCAGGAAATCGTTGCAGAAAAATTACCAGTAAATCCTGTCGTAGCCGCCGAAAAGCACAACGGGGAAATGAACGTTACGGTGATAAGGTATTATGGTGAGGACGAAAAAGGGGAATTTGAGCATGTCTGAAATTATTTGGAAGTCACAGGAGGAGATGGACGAAGAAAAGAATAAGCCGAAACCGCCGGGAATGGAAGAACGTATTGCCGGTGTAGAAAGCGCGGTTACAGATCTTTTGATCAAAAAAATGATGGGATTATAAGGAGGATAAAAATGAGATCTTTATGTTATGCCTTTTTGCTGAATATGTGGATTATGCGCAAAATCGATGAAGATTATTTGGAGATTATGGTAGTAAATGAAAGGATCACGGAGGAAGAAAAAGAGATGATTTTGATTACTCCCCAAGTGTGGGAGGAAGACACAAAATGAAAAACATATGGAACACAATACAGGGAGCGCTTACAGCAGTAGGCGCCTTTTTGGGCTGGTATCTGGGAGGGATGGATGGCGTGCTGACGGCCTTAATCATCTTTGTGATTGTAGACTATCTTACCGGAGTCGCATGTGCTGTCTCGGAGGGCAAATTGTCCTCCCAAGTAGGAGGTAAAGGGATCGCAAAAAAGGTACTGATATTTGCACTGGTGGGCTTAGCTAACATTATCGATCTTAAGATTATTGGCGACGGATCCGCAATCAGGACGGCAGTAATCTTTTTTTACCTCTCAAATGAGGGGATATCGATTTTGGAAAATGCTGCCGAATTTGGATTGCCAGTGCCTAAAAAGCTTAAAGATATTTTAGCGCAACTTGGAAAGGATGATGAAGATGGCATTGCTGAAGGGAAATAAAGGCAGCGAAGTAACTGCCCTGCAGAATAGACTTAAGGCCATGGGCTTTTACAGTGGTGAGATAGATGGTAGCTTTGGGGGTGGCACCGAGTCCGCAGTTAAGTCCCTCCAAAAAGCTTACCATCTTAGTCAGGACGGGCACGCAGGGCCTAAGACTATGTCAGTGATCAACAGTAAACGAGTCTTTTTGGACATCGGCCATGGGAGTAACACTTGGCCGCCATCCAAAGGGATTATACAGCCGGACGGTACTGACTTCGCTGAGCACTCTTTTAACGCTAAAGCTTTTTATGCCATTAAAAGTCTCTTGGAGTACAACGGATTTGAGGTACTTTTTGCGCAGCTGCCTAACGCAAAAGACAAGCCCCTGCGGGAGCGCACAAACTGGTATAATGCGCAAAATAATGTTTTGTGCTTAATGTCTATCCATGCTAATGCGGCAGGCAATGCGAGCGGGCACGATGTGTTTTACTGGCATGACAATCCTGGGGGCAAAAGGTTAGCTGAGACGTGGAACACAAATGCCAACGCTTTGTTGATTAAGCAGCACGGTCAGGGAGTTTGGGCGAGCCAAAAAGGGCATTACGGATTCCACATGGTCAGGGAGCCGCATGTACCTAGTTTTTTGGCAGAGCATTTTTACTACACAAATTTTAACGAGTGGAAAAAGTGCTATACGCAAGAGTATATAGATAAGTGCGCCAAAGTAGCGGTTAAAACCATCTGCGCATATGCAGGGGTAAGTTACAAAGAGCCGGCTCCCAAGCCAGATCCTGAGCCGGTTCCCAAACCCGATCCCACTCCCGACACTATATACCGTGTGCAGGTAGGAGCTTTTACCCAAAAGGCAGGAGCGGATGCGCTTGCTAAGGAGCTGCAAAGCAAAGGATATAGTACGATAGTCAAGTAACTAAGGCCCTTCGGGGCCTCTTTTTTTATGCTCAAAATACTTTAAAATAAATCAAAAAAACTTTGAAAAAAGGCTTGACATTATATAAGCAATAGCTTATAATATACATAGAGGGAAACAAAGAGAAGCAAATAAAAGGAGGAGCAAAAAATGACATTGGATATCGAAAGATTAAGAAAGTATCACGAATTTGGGATCAGGTGGGAAACGGAGGACGAGCATTACAAAATCGGTGACATGTGTAGAGACTCTTGTGACTGGGATTATGATATGGATGTATCAAGCTACAATACAGACGATCCGGTGACGCTGCCAGGAACATGCGCAATTAACTTATACGATATTGACGTGTGGGACGAAGAAGAAGAAATCGAAGCGTACATTATGGATGCCGTCAACTCTCACAGCTACTTTGGACCGGTTGTTGTGATAGCAGGTGACTACAAGCACAACGGACAAGACGAAGATGAGATCATAATAGAGGATGCGGAAGTTGTCGGGATTATCGGGTGGTGCGAGTGATTACCCGCATCTGCACCATCTGCGGGCAGCCGTTTCGGTGCTATCCTAGTGATAACACCGTTACCTGCTCCCCGCAGTGCCGGAGGGAACGAGCGCGGCGGAACGCAACGGGAAACGGGAAAAAATGGGGTGATGAATCAAAAAAGAGACTGTCAGACAAAGGCCAAACCGAAAACCTAAAAAAGGGTACAGAAGCGGCATTGAAAAGCCCAATCGCTGGGCCTTATGAAACACACTGGGAAGCGTTAATCTGGCAACTACAGTCCCCAGAGGGCAAGATATACACTTGCCGCAATCTAAACCTATGGCTGCGAAATAACAAGGATATCCTACCGAGCACGCCGGAACTATTTAAGGCGGGAATCATGCAGGTTAAGCGTAGCCTGCAGGGAAAACGCAAGCCGGGGGTGTATACATACAAAGGTTGGAGACTGCTGGGCTGGAGGAAACCGCAAGATAAACAGGGAGGAATTAAAATGAAATTGTCAAAACAAACTTATAATTTGGGTAAAATTTATGCGGCGGTAGCGGAAGCTATCCCGCAACAAAACACGGCAACGCGGACTGCATCGGCAGCTATGCATCCGTTGCAGTCCGCTGGGGAGATGATAAGGCTTGCAGGGGATCAACACAAGCTGTCTCCGGAGCTTAACCGGGAACTTGCTGAGCTGTACGATGGTGTATCAGACGATTATCCGGAGCACCTGCCGATAGATGAGCAGGGCAATTGGTATCTGGGCTACTACCACAGATTCGGCCACAAGACCCTGACGATCAAGGAGGCAAGGGAAAAAGCTGGATTGACGCAAACAGAAGTAGCAGAACGGCTGGGGGTATCCCAGCCGGCATATAAATACTGGGAAACTGGAGAACGCAATCCGAAACAGGAAACGCTGGAACGGATCGCAAAAGCCATTGGAGTTGATCCAGAAACAATCAAAAAATAATTAAAAAACTTTGCAAAAACCTATTGACATTTTATAAGCAAAGGCTTATAATATATATAGAGGGCAGGAGATAAAGCCCCAAACAAAAAAAAGGAGGAACAAAAAATGAAACTAGTGCAAACGGAACAGGGCAAAAGACAGGTAATGGCAGAGGGAACTCTAGAGGAAATCGTGCAGTGGCTCAAGGATAACCCGGACGAGACAGACTGGGCACACGCCGAAGATCCAGAAATAGAAATCCCGGACTTTAGCGACATTGAGACGGTCAGAGACCTCCAGCTGGAGCTGGACAAAGTTGACTTGACCTGGTGGACACTGACAATCGAGTAGTAACAAGGCCGGGGAGCAATCCCCGGCACCTTAATTGGAGGGTAAACAATGGGCAAACACAAAAGCGATCTTATACCCATGCAGGTAGTCCGTGACATTGGTAAGCGTTACCCAGGCGTGTGGCAGGATGTAAAAAAATTTAGGGCCAGCAAAGGCAAGGATCTCCCGGATTGGCCGGACTGGTGCTATATCCCCATAGCTGCCGGCATAGCTATCACGACAGGCGGAGATGATAGCAACCTCCTCATAGCCACATTTGACAGGTACAGCCCGGCAGTAGTGACTGCAGCAGCAGCATGGAGGATAACCCAGGGGGTATACAGATTTGACGCGGATGTCTACAACGAGCTGACGAGCCAGCCCATGAGCGACAATCTACCCTGTGATGCGCTTAAGCGGCTCCCGGAGTGGTGCGTGTATATAGAGACCATACCCGCAAAAAATGATCATTACATCGTCGGGTTTTGGTGCCACCTGGAAAAGGATCAAAACGACGGCCGGGAGGAACTAAGATTTGTGTTTTTTTGGAATACCGGTGATATAACGATCCTGCCGGTACACCTGGGGCCATGGACGCTCAAAGAGGGGCTGCAAAAAACCATCGATGAAGCTAAGCGGCAAGCGAAAAAGCAGGGAGTAGATCTGGCAGAGGATGTTGACGATGTATCGGATGTAGGCCGCTACTTGCAGCTTGTTTTGTACCTGTGTGCAGACAATGCGGACATCCCGGACCCGCCTGAGCATCCCAGTAAGAGAGTCCGATTAAGTGGGCAAGTGGACATAGCCCGCAAGCCCAGGATGTGGGATGTAGGAGTACGGATTGGATCCGCAATCAGGCAATATCGCAACAAACAATCTATCCCACGGGGAGGTACGCACCAGAGCCCAAGACCACATGTAAGGCGTGCTCACTATCACCACTTTTGGAGCGGCCCGCGAGATGGCGATCGCAAGCTGATACTACACTGGATCCCGCCGGTACCGGTTAACGTAGATCAGGATGCGGAGGGACCGGCGGTAATACACAAAGTTAAAAAAGAGTAAGGCCTGGGTAACCGGGCTTTTTTTATTTGCCGTATGGTTGCTCCGCAGTTGCCACAGATTTTAATTACCCAAAAAGCAAAAGCCCGCTCGTCCGTAAGGATAGAGCGGCTTTCGTGGTCTGGGTGAGAGGATTTGAACCTCCGGCCTCTTGAACCCCATTCAAAATCAAGCGCTTTTTCGTGTTCATGCCGTTTCATGGCAGTCCACAAATACTGATATATAGCGGTTTCTTTGCTCTGATGTTCATCCCATTTTACTGTATATCAAGGCGGTTGCCCCGCGGTTGCCCCGTGCTATTGTATTTTTTCTACCGCCGGCTGGAGTTTTTCGGCCGATTGATAAATGTAACTTTTGATATCTACTTTGTAATCGGAGTGCCCCATCATGGCAATAAAATCTTCTTCCCTGACATCTGCTTTGCTTAGCAATGTGGCAAAAGTTCGTCTGGTGGCGTGTGGGGTTAGACGGTGCGGGTTCTCATTTTTTTCTATTCCCATCTGTTCCAGTGCCGGGTAAAAACAATTTTTCCTAAAGTTATTTGCAGTGTAGGGCTTTTTATCCGGCCGGCAAAAGATTGTCTCCCCGCCCTTTGCCATCCACTCGTCCAAAATAGGCTTTATTTTATGGTGTACCGGTACAATTTTATTTTTACCGGCGTCCGTTTTGATTCCCCCATATAAGGCACAGACGCCGTTTTTTTCATAAACTTTAAATCGGTTGAGCTGGAGGAACTCTGTGATCCGCAGGCCGGTGTAACATAAAAAATATATGCAGTCTGCAAAAGGAACCGTCCCGACTGATTTTTCAACGGCTTTTAACTCAAAATCGGTAAACGCGGGTTTTACGTTCGAATTTTCTTTTGGCAATACAATAAATTCTCCGTAGTCTCTGTACGCAATGTCATTTTTGGCTGCGTACCTATATATTGCATGGATAAGCGTTTTTACATCTCCCAAAGACGATCTGGACAGGGGAGGCAGCATAATCGGTTTGCCATCCTTTAAGACTGGTTTACCATGATTATCTAATTTTGGATGATCTGTTTTTAGCATGTCGATGATGTCCTGGTAATGCGCAGTGCGTAGCTCCTTAAATTTTTCCTTGCGCAGGGGGTACAGCTTTTGCCATGCGGCTCGGTAGCTGTCACCCAATTGCTTTGACTTGCCATCCAGCAGAGCAGGTAGACATTCTTTATATATTTCTTCCAACGTTATGTTAAGGCGAGTAGTAGGGCTAACGCGATAAACTTCCAGCGCATCCCTTGCTTCCCGCTCCGTCGCAAATGCGCCTATGTACTCCCGACCTTTTTTGGCGGGTGTACGTGCTACCCATGGGCTTCCCTTTATATCTTCTCTTCTGTAAACAGATCCCGTTCCATTCCCGCGCTTCGTAGACCGTCTTTTTGCGCTCGCTTGCTTCTTGCCGCAAAACGGGCAGTAGATGTACTGCCTATCAATATCTTTCTTGCATTTTTTGCATTTCATTTTTCTATGTTACTACCTCCTATCTTCTTATACTGTGTGGCCGACGACTTTACCATGGGTATATAAATTTGTTGCTTCCGTTATCTCTATCGGTGCGTATTTAGGGTTTAAAGACTCTAGTCGGCATCCATCTTCGTCCCAGCATATCTTTTTACAGATTGCTTCCCCCGCGATACTAAAAACCCCGATATCTCCGCTTTCCATATCTGTTCCGGCCTTAACCCAAACCGTACAGCCGTCCGGATATTCCGGCTCCATACTATCCCCGGACAACTTAATGCCGTAGTCGGTCCCGGCAGGAGCATTGGCCTTACACATGTCATACGCATCTGTGACAATCGGGAGGGGTGTTCCAGCGGCGGCCTTCGATTGGTAAATTGGGATGTCACGCCCAGCAGACTGTTCCTTATAAACTTCCTGTACTTCTAGTCTTTCATATTCCAGCCCAAGTACGGCATCAACTAATTTTCTTCCATGCTCATCTAATGCGTTGTACTTCTCCAAAATATCATTCTGCTCAACTTCTCCATCCACACCATAAATTTTATTGACCGGAACTCCTAATAATTGGCATAAATCAAACAATATTTCGATGCCGATGGAGTTCGTGCCATTTTCCCATTTGGATACCGCTGGTATACTTACTCCCAATTGTTCAGCGACTTCCTTCTGAGACAACTTGGCTTTTTTCCTATAATATAGTATGTTTTTTGCTATTGTCTCTCTTAATTCACTCATATTTCAAAACTTCCTTTCTAGTTTGTCCACTTATTATTATATAGTACCATTATAAAAAAGTCAATAAAAAGTTGAGTGAGAGTTAAAAAACTTTTGAAAAACGCTTGACATTGAGTGAGAGTTAATATAAAATAATAAGTGTTGAGAGATAGTTAACTTGAGCAGTAGTCAATAACCATACAAAAACGAGGAGGCCATTAACAATGAGTTTGGGAGTTAAAATTAAAAATCACATGGACGGCAGGGGAATCAAGCAAAGGTATGTAGCAAAAAAAGCAGGTATCGAAGAGCCAAAATTATCGGCGATCCTAAACGGTAAGCGCGGAATAAAAGCGGAGGAATATTTTAGCATATGCGATGCACTAAAAGTCCCGTTGGAAACATTTGATCCGCACAAGCAAACAGCATAAAGGAGGGGAGCTGGATGCCTACAGATATAGAGATACTTGCCGTAAATAATGTCCCACCAAGGACTGCGGCAAAGTACCTGGGAGCCGGAGCGTTATCCGTATACTACGCACTACAGCAAGGAGTGGCGCCGTATGGATACGCAGTTAAATGCCCGGGAGGTAAGTATACATACCACATTAGCCCCGGACTGCTGGTAGCGTACAAACGGGGCACACTGCGGATCGGGATTAAGGAGAGGGAGGTTGCAAAATGATTGCATTGACAGTATTTGCGATTATGTTATGGAGCATCCACAAAACAAAGGAGGTGACGAGCGGTGGAACTCGTGATGGCATTTTTTAGTTGGTTGAAAGAGAACATGTGGTTTGCGATCTCGATGATCATCCTGGTAACGTTAATTGTTTTTGACGGCCGGGACGAAGAAAAAAAAGAAGAGAGATGGCCTTGAAGTTGCAAAAGCATTACCAAGGGCGGAAGGGGTAGAAGTATGGCCAGGGACAGAAGGAAGAATCGGGAAAAGAAAAAGATGTATGCAAAGGAAGAAAGGCTGGATACAAGAAACGCGTTTGGAATTAAAGACCCGACCCCGTACGAAGCGGTGTTAAGGATCAGGAAGGAAGACGGATATGCCGAAAGATCGGAAGAAAACGCGATATAACAAGTGGAAAGGCAAGCAGGAGGAGCACCTGGATAAGGTTAACGGATCTAAAGTCTACGATCCGACTCCTTGCCAGGCCGTGGAAGAGATCCGGAAAAAGCAGAGGGGGAAGAAATAATGGGAAAAAGCAAATGGCCAGTAGGGATGTATGAAATGACGGAAGAGGAACAAAAGGATTTGATCAGCGAAGAGATATTTGGCAACAAAAAGAAAGATGAAATTTGCGCAGTGCTGGCAGCTTTTACCCTGGCAAATACTGACGAAGACAAAGCTCCAGAATATGATGTTTACTCCCATAGGGATATGGAGCTTTACGAAATGTACTGGAAGGGGATCCAATTTAAAGAACCGAACGAAGGCCTTGCATGGGATATGATGCTTAGAACCGTTGACCTAGCGCTGATCCTTGATGTAATCGATAATCCAGATAATTATATCATGAGCCTTGGATCAACATTGGCGAGTCTATCAAACAAAGGAGCAGAAGCAATACAGCTATGGGCAATGATGATACAAAAAATTAGGGAGGTAGTAGACAATGGATGATTTAATCAAAATCGAAAACGATAGGCCGACGGTGCTGGCGAGAAGATTACATGAGTTTTTAGAAGCTGAAACAGACTTCAGGCATTGGTTCCCGCGCATGTGCGATTATGGGTTTAATGAAGAAATTGACTATAAAGTATTGGGCGGTCAAAAATGTCCGACCAATAATCCAAAAAATCCATGGACAACAGTTACCGATTACCAGCTAACAATTGATATGGCAAAAGAGCTATGTATGATCCAACGTACCGAGAGGGGCAAGCAAGCCCGGCGATATTTTTTAGAGGTAGAAAAAAAGTGGAATGATCCTGTGATGGTAATGTCCCGGGCGCTAAAAATGGCCGATGTAAACGTAAAAAAGTTGGAGGAGCAAGCGAAGCTTGACAGGCCGAAAGTACTTTTTGCCGATAGTGTATCGGCTTCGCCGTCTACAATCCTTGTTCGGGAGCTTGCAAAGTTACTTAAGCAAAACGGAGTTGACATCGGGGAGAAAAAGCTTTTTAAGTACCTCCGGGAAAACGGATTTTTGATAAAGAAAAAGGGTGCTGATTATAACTCCCCTACACAAAGGGCCATGGACATGGAACTTTTTGAGATAAAAGAAACCGCCATTACCCACAGCGACGGCAGGATAGGGTTACGCCGGACTCCTAAAGTAACAGGCCGGGGTCAAATGTACTTTATCAACAAATTTAAGGAGGTAACGGCATGACTCTTATACAGTTGATGCTGGTAAACGGATCCGTCAAGCGTTACAAGGTACACCGTAGATTTTGGTTTTTTGCAGCACTAGCAGTTATGCTGATGGTACGGGTAGTAACTAGCATACCCGTCCCGGACCATCTAGCAACAAGCATCTACTGGCAGGGGGCGATCTGATGTACATAACCACTCAATATCAGGAGGTAGTACCTGTAACAAGCGTACGTATCTACTATAAGTGCGTTATGGGCGTTAACAAGTCCGGGGAGGAGCTGCTTGGATCGTACGATACAGATTTGAGAGCGCGGGAGGTTGTATCGGAAATCAGGAGCTTGCTCCCCATGGGTAAAGGCATTTATGTGATGCCGGAAAGGTAGGAAATTATGGATATAAAATATAACCAAAAGTTAATCGGATTGGCCAAAGAAGTTGCAAGTATAGCACCTAAAACTTGCATGACGGAGGTAACCGTATACAGCACGGGGACGTTGGAGCTAAAGATTAGCAAGTTTGACGGCGAGTCACTTTATGACTACAGCTGCAACACAAAATCGGAATCAGAAAATGTGGATGGCGTTAGAGTGGTTTTAACCCACTATGTATATAAAAAGGAGGACACAAAAAATGAACAAAATCCTGCAGATTGCACGGGAAGAAACCGAACAGGAAGGTTGGAAAATCGATAATGACGATAAAGCCGAATGGGCGCTGACCAGAATCCAAGAGGAGGAAAATGAATCCAAACGATTTGTAGATGATTGTCAAAAACGGATCGATATCTATCAAAAAAAGATCGAAAATGAACAGGAAAGGCTGAACCACAGTACCGGCAACTTTAAGGCTCAACTTATGGAGTATTTTGCGACAGTCCCGCACAAAAAGACTAAGACGCAGGAGACATACAGACTCCCAAGCGGCAATCTAAAGCTTAAGTACGGCAAGACACAGTACAGGCATGATGATAAGGCGCTGCTTAAGTTTTTGCAGGATCGGCAAATGACAGACTATATAAAGACTACGCAAGCTCCCAAGTGGGGGGAGATCCGCAAAACCCTGGTACCCGCAGGGGATAAGGCAGTCAACTCCGATGGAGAGATAGTGGAGGGGGTCACCGTGGAGCAGGGCCCGGAAGAATTTAAGGTGGAGGTGTAACATGGAAAAATCAGAAAGTATCAAAAATCTAACGGCTGCGCTGGCAAAGGCGCAGTCGGTTTTATCTAACGCCAAAAATACCGCTGACAACCCTTTTTATAAATCTAAATACGCACCGCTCGGGGACGTTTTGGACCTGATTCGCCCGGTACTAGCAAAAAACGATCTATCGGTTGTACAGTATCCATCATC